CGCCTCACGCGCGACCGCAACCGCCCTAGATTCGGCGATTTGTAACAGATTGTCGAACGCGCGCGCGAAAGTTGCCATTTCAGAATCTAATCTTCGTAAACGAAAAGCCTGTAGGAACCGGTATCCGGCGAATTTTCCTGCATAGGACGCGCCAAGTCGAACCGGAACGTCGCCGTCGTTACGCCGTCCTGAACGGCGATAATCGACGAACGGCGAAGCGATTCGAACAGAGGCGCGACCTGCTGTTCAGACGAGCGGATAAGAGCGCGAACCGCGTCGTCGAACGATTGTTTCGTACAGACGAACTCGAACCGACGCGCAGACGCGATTCCGGAAACCGGCGCGATCGCGTCGGTCCCCGAATCCTTTTTGACGGCGACCAGCGCGAACCGCCGGCCGTTCGGATCGACGAAATAGTATTTCGCCGACGCGTACCGTTCCGACGCGCGTCGGATCGCCGCTTCTATCCTAGCGTTGATTCGAGATTTCGCCATTTCAGACGGCCGCCTCGTTAGCGTTGAGCGAATCCGTATACAAAATCGGGATCCCGTAAAATTCGCGCGGAACGTCCACGCCGCCGGAAACGATCGTTTTTCCCGAAATCGTAACGGCCGGAACCCTAGACGCGCCAAGCAGTAAGCCGGCCTTCCGGCTCATGAATAACGCGTCCGGACGATCGCCTTTGAACGCGTCGAGCGCGCAGAGCAGATGAACGTCGGTAAACGCCGTTGAGGAAATGCTGGCCGGCGTAGCGGTCGACGCGGTTTGAATATTCGCGACGCGCGCGGCGGCGTATTTGGAATTAAACGCCAAGCCGGGATAGAATTCCAACAATTGACGGTAAACCGGGATAAGTTTCGACGCGTCCGCCGGATCCGCGATTTCCGCGCGCTCAATATCGGACAGATCGAACGAACCGCCCCGTCCGAACAACCAGCAAACGCCGTTCACTTCGGAGAATTTGACGAAATACGCGGACGTCAAACCGGTAGTAGCGCCGGCGCCGGCCGAACCGCCGGCGGAAATCGTTTGTTCAGCGCCAACAAACGCCTCAAGCCCCTGAAAGCCCTTAGCGGACGCGGAACCGTCGGCGGAACCGCCATAAAAGAACTGAACGCCCAACGCGCGAATAGCGTCTTCAAGCACGCGAACCGCTTCGGCTCTCATGAGCAGCGCGCCGCGGGTGCGATCGCGATCGATCAACGCGCGGTCGTACTGGACGAACCCGCCGGCGTTGCAGAGTTTAAACAGCGTCCGTTCGTAAACGCCCTTAGACGCGACTAGACCCTCGTTGACGTTGCGGAACGGATCCGTCGGCGTTTCGTCTTTTCGAATCAATCCTTCGATAAAGTCCTGATCGGTTACGGATTGACCGCGGGAAATATCGAAAGTCGAACCGAATCCGTCGGTTCCGGTAAATTCAGGGACGGCAAGCCGAACCTCGTCGGCGATTTCTTTCCCACCGTCGAAACCCTGAAACTTCAGCACGTCGTGCCAATTAGTAACAGCCATATTTAAAACTCCTTAAGGTATCAGCAGACATAGGAAAGGACGATTTCTTTCGCCGTCGCGGTCGCGCCGGGTTCGCCGGTCGTCGTAACGGCGGCGCGCCAATAACGGTCCCCTTTAAGCGTCGGACGGAACCGAATCGTTCCGCCGGAATACGCCGTGCCGTCGCCGATAGTAGCGGACGCGGCGACGGTTACGCCGGCGGCGAACGTTGGATCGTTAGACGACTGAATAGCGACCGCAAGCGTCGTATTGCTCGCAAGTTCCGACGCGGTAAACGCCGGAATAGCCAGTTCGATTTCGAACGGTTCCGAGCGAACGCCTTCGGCGTCAATAGGGCCCAGATCGATAGGATCGGAACCGACGGTCGTCGCCGTAGTTCCGGACGGTTTGACCGCGACGATCAACGACGCGTCGCGCGAATCAAATCCAACAGAAGCCATAATTAAAAGCCTTTCTATTTAAGGTTGACAGCGTCGCGGAATGCGTCGCGGTACGATTTGGAAGTAGGAACGGGCGCGTTCGAACCGGTAAGCCCCACAGCGTCGCCGCGTCGACCCAGCAGCGAAAGCGCGGCGGCCGATTCGTCGAGTTTAGAAACAATCGTTTCGAAACGGTCGAGCGTGAGCGCGAGCGCGTCGGCGGATTTCGCCGGTTCCGCTTTCGGCGGTTCCGTCGCCGTCGCCGATTCGACAGACTGCGCGACCGGTTCGACGATTTCGCCGGGTTCCGGTTTCGCGGAAAGCGCGGTTTCCAGTTCCGCGACGCGCGCCTTCAGCCGTTCGTTTTCCGCGGCGATTTCGTCGAATACGATCGCGCGCGCCTCGTCGAACGATTTCCCGTCCTGATAAAGACGAACGCCCCGGTCCATGCCGAACGCGTCGATAAAATCCTGCAGTTCGCGGTTTTTCACGCCGCGTTCCGGAACCGCCGATTCAGCGCCGGCTTTTTCCGGTTCGATAATCGCGACCGTTTCCACGGCGGCGGCGACCGTTTCGGCGTTTTTGACCGGTTCGGCCGCGGCGACAGGTTCGGCCGCGATTTTTTCTTTAGAAGTTGGCATAATCAAAAACCTTTCGTCAGTTTTTAAAGGTGTGAACGCCGTTTGAATATCCGACGGGTGCAGGCAGACGGCGACGCCAATCAGGCGCGCGCCCTTAAAGACGGAAACCGGCCCGATATATTCGCGCCCGTTCGCCGCGTATTTGGCGCCGTCGGAAACGTCGATTCGTTTCGCGCCCCGCATGTCAAAAAGCGGCGATACCCCGTAAGGGATCGCGCGCGCGTTGGCGGCAATCGACGCCGCGAGATCGTCCGCGGCGGTCGAAACCAACGTTCCGACGGCCTCGATTCGGTCCGGAAGAACGCGAACGTTCGCCGTTCCGATCGGTTTCGTTTCATCATGGTTAAAATCAACGGGAACCGGGTTTTTCGGGATTTCCAGCGTTCCGAAATCGATCGCGAAATTCCGGACCCCATGACCGGCAATATTCGCGCGATTAACGTCGGCGGTATAGACCTTAGCGGCAAACGGAAACTGTTCCATTTTCTAACCTTATAACCCCGTATTAATAGCCTGTTCGCGCCCGAACGGCAACCAAACGCCGGCGCCGTCGGCAATTCGGCGCGCTTCGCCGATTCGTTCGACGTTTCGCGCGAACGATTCCCCAAACGAATCCGCAAGCGCGAACGGATCGACCAACCCGGCGTTAATCGCCGCCTGAGTTTCCTTTACGTATTCGAACAGGCGCCAAAGCGGAAGCCCGGCCCCACGCCAACCCACGTCGCCGCGGATATCCGAAACGCGCCAACCGTCCGGCCAATAGTCGAACAGCGGATCGCGCGGATCCGTCAGCCAGTTTGGCAAGAGCCAGTCGAAAATCCACGAATCCAGCATTTCGACCGTCGGCGCCTGTTTCTTTTCGACCGTGTCTAAATATTGCTCAAATTCGCCTTTAGACCCGTAGAAGTTCGTCTTTGAGCCGTCGAAAAACGAATAGGGTAAATCGAACGCGGCGAAAATTAGGCGAATAACCAGTTCGCAAAACGACTGGAAGTTCTGCGACGGATTGTTGGATTCCATAAAATGCGCCTCCTCGCCGGTTTGAAGCGCTAAATGCAAAAGGTCCGAACCGAAGTTTTCGCGAATATTCGCCGCGACGGCGTTCGGATCCGTTCCGGACGTTCCGGCGATATTTCCGCCCCCGTCCAAGTTGGTAACGATTCCCAACATTTGCTCAAGTTTGAGTTTCGCAAGCGCGAACCGGACCCCGTCGTGCAGGTATCCCATCATGCGCAGCGCAGGCGCGAACAGCGAAACGCCCCGAATCTGATCGCGTCGAGTTCGGTATGCCAACAAATCAAAGTTATCGGCGGAAACCGTTCGTTCCGGTTTGAACGCCCCGTTCGGGGTGCGTCCCCAGATCGAATAGTTCAGCGCGCGCCCCACGTCGTCAAGTTCGACGCCCTGAACCCAGTTTTCGTTATAATCGCCAGTTTCCGCCGGGTTTTTAATTCGGTCTGATTCGATCACCTGAAGACGGCCGTCGGACAGTTTCAGAACGCCCACGTCGCCGTCCGTCGCACGGTGCGACTCGATCAGCGTTATTAATTCGTCGAAATTCGACCGTCGCGCGACGTCGCAGTTTTCGCGACGTTTCCAGAGTTCGACGCGGTATTCCAAAGCGCGATTAAATTCCCGGTTCGGCGTGTCGGCGTGGAATCGGTAGTACGAAACGAACTGTAAGTGTTTTCTAAGCGCGAATCCGGCGATCGGGAAATTTCGCTGCATGTCGCGCGCGTCGGAAATCATAACCCGGCGTTTCGACGCGGGAAGTTCGTAATCTTCGGACCGGCTCGAAACGTAGACGGGCCGGCGCGTCGGCGACGGTTCGACCGCCTCGTAACTAAGCGCGACGCGCGACGGATCCGCGGCGAAAGCGCGGAACGCGTTCGCAGCGCGTTTGAAAATTTTAAATTCAGCCATTGAACGAAACTCCGTAAATTCGGGACCGCGTTCCAGTTAGCAGCGCTTCTTCCGTTTCCAGTTCGCGTAATTCCTCACGCAGCGCGCGCCGGTCCATTTTTTCGGCGACGCCGTCGATTTGGATTTCAGTCAGGAACGACGGATCTTCAAGCGCGGCGCGAATATTCGAAATCCGGCGTCGAATCGACGCGAGCCGTTCGGCGTTAGGATCGTTCGGAATTGAACTCATAATTTCCTCCGTGGATCGTCGTCCGTCAGTAAGCCTAAGCTGGACGCGGCGGCGAAGTTATAAACGAGCGTGTCGAAATAGTGATTATCCGGGCGGTTCACGTTCGGCGACCATTCGACGACGCGGTTCGTCGCGAATTCGACCAGTTTCGCCGATTCCGCCGAAACATGCTCGGCGAACAGCCGATGAACGTCGCGATCGTTTCCCCATAGCGACAAACTTCCGCGTTCAGCAGGACTT